TTTGCATACCGCATTACCTTGAAATTTCTACTTGACTTTTCTTAGCAGGTCTTTTGATACCACGGCTTAAAGGTTTTTATTTTGCTCAAAAGACTTTTTGTATCTCCATCAAAGCAAATTGCTCTATCATCTATATAGACAATTGCTGGTGGCTTTTCCTTGCATACTTTATCAACATATTGAGCGAGGCCGTTATGATAGAGCCATTTTTGAATAGCCTCGATTCCCTCATAAGTCGAGCATCGTGTTGAGACTATTACAATCTCAAATTCTTCGTGGAGCCCTGCAAGTGCGTTTTTAATACCGGGGACAGGAGGATCGGGAATGCAGGTTTCACCTTTCCAGCCACTTGTATAAGAATGGATAACTCCATCAAAATCGAATACAACTGTTTTTTTCACTTAAATCCCTCCTATCCTCCGCCAGTCATTCAGCCGCCCTCTAAAAGCGTCCTGCCAGCCTGTTATGGCTGATGTGCCTCCAGTTCCGCCGCTTGCCTTGGTATAGCTGTAGCCGCCGAAGCTCTCGCTTGTATAAGGGCTTAAAACGGCTTCGCCGTTCTTTTCCTGCCATGCGTCAATGTCTTCCGAGAGAGAAACTACCGCCTTTGGCACCGCCAGCGCCCACACTGTCCCGGTGAACACCTCGTCCGTCAGGTCAACCGCTGGATACTGATGCAGTCTATCGTTGAACACGGAGCCACAGATGCGGAAATATTGATTGGTCAGGAGAAAGGGCAGCGTAATGCTGCCATCCTCCACGGTGAACGTGCCCTCGTGAATATCCACAAGGAACCAGTTGTTCAAGTGCCGCAAGACCTGTTCAAGCATTACGCCGCCCTCCTATCAGGTTTTTGCCGTTACGTCAGCACTGCCGGACTTAAGCGCATGATAGTTTCCGTCGCACTCAACAACGGTCACCTTCTGGCCGGTCGCAATGGTCAGGTCTCTCTTGCCGTCCCAATCGTTCCAACCAGCGACGTTGTCGCCGTAAGCGACGGTCGCGGCAGAGGCGCCGGACGTGTACTTATACTTGTTGCCCGCAGCGGCCTTTGCCGGAGACACGGTCAGCTTGGTATCGCCGCTCTTGGAGCCAGAGGCAGAGGTGACCGTCAAAGAGCCAAGTGCGCCGTTGTCGATGGTACCAACGACAACGCCGTCAATGCGCTCGGCAAACAGCTCCATGCCGTTAATGACGGTGTCCGATGCGGTCATGTTGGTGTAATCAGGCTCTTCATGGATGCCGATGTAGCCAGTCGTATCGGTGGTGAAAGTGAAGACCTCCTGCAGATCTGCGCCGTTGACGGGGATGTAGTAGAGGACAATGTTGTCCTTTGCCGTGGCGTAAATCTTGCCCTTCGGGACGCTGGCGTTCATGATGAGCGTGCCGAGGCCGAGGAAGTTCTCGACGTAGCTCATGCCGAATGCGGTCTGCACGGTGATGTTGGCCGTAGACAGGTAATCCGCAACGTCCAGCGGATTCATAAAGTAGACCGCGCCGATCTCGTCGTCCTCAAAAAGGACCTGCAGATTGCCCCAAGCCTGCGCAAGAACAGCCTGGAAGTTCTTGCCGCTCACCGCGCCGGTGCCGGTCGAGAGGAAGTCAAAGAAACTCTTGCGGATGCCCTTCTGCACATCCTTGAGCATTTCGTCGGTGGTCATTTCCACCGCCTGATCGTAGCCGCGGTCGGTGATCGCCTCGGCAGAGGTAGCCTTGCGCCACTTCTTGAGCGTGATTTCCTTGTAGTTCACGGCCTCGGTCTTGTAGTGGGAAAGGGGGATGGTGTCACCCTCGGCCACAACGCCGCTCTCAAGCGTGCCGGTCGCCTTGTAGCTCTTGAGCACAGTGCCAGCCTGCTTGGCGATCTTACGGGTCACACCAAGGGCCTCCATCAGCTTCTTGATGGAGTAACCGAACATTTCGGTAAATTCGATCTCTCGCACGCGGGCGAGGTCATTTTTCTTGATCAGATTAGTTTCAGCAGCCATAATTAGCCTCCGTTCTTATTTTCAAAAAGATTGATGTTTGCAGCAATCGCCGCGCGGCGCTCCGCTCTGTCTTTGATCTCCATGATCTGATCTTTGGTCATTGCGCCGCCGCCGGTATTTGCCGGGGGAGTGGCGGGATTCGCGCCCTTTGTCTGCGTGGTAGAGACAAGCCCCTTGTAAGTGCCGTCTACAAGTGCATCAAGGCTCTTGGTGTCCTTGATCTTCTCGCCGTCCAGCTCCAATGCGGCCATTTCTTCGCCGCAGCCGCGCATCGCAAGGTCGAGATTCGCGCCGGTGATGTTTTTGCTCTCAAAGTAAGTGCGCACGGCCTTTTCCTTTGCCGCCTTGCTCTCCTTTGCCGTGATGTCGGTCTTAAAGGCTTCAAAGGCCGAGTGTTCCTTCTCGTACTTCTCCTTATAGCCGCCGTCACCCGCTGCCTTGAGGTCGTCCAATTCCTTCTGGACGCCGGGTAGCTTCTCTGCGTCCGCCTTGTACTTCGTGAGATCGTCCTTGAGGGGGTCAACCACGCCCAGATGCAGCGCAACCAAGCGATTCTCGATTTCTTCGGTGCAAGCCTCGCCGAGAATATTTCTGATTTCCGCTCTCGTAAATTTCGCCATGTTATTCGTTCTCCTTTTCCTTGTCCCCAATTCTTCGGGGGCGAACGTTGTATAAAAACCGCTGTGCTTCGCGGGTTTTACCAAAAGAAAAAGAGCCAACCTGTAAGAAATTCTTACAAGTTGGCTCCTATTGCCCTTTCCCGCGCCCTATTGCGCGGAAGTGCTGTATTTGATTGTCTTCTTGACCTCTAAAACGATGTACCCGTCACCTTTTCGGCGTATTTCAGCATCGTTGCCGCGCTTAATGATGGCTTCAATGGCCTTGATGGTCTCGTTATCCATTTTTCAGCTCGCTTTCCAGAATGTCCCGATACTGTGCGGCATGATCCGCGGCAGCGGGTTTCAAAAATGGCTGTGCCTTGTTGCCTCGTGTGTAATGCCAGTTGCCCTTTGCGTCCTGATACACCCACGGCGTAGGCCGTCCGCCGCCGCCTTCGGCATAAATGCCGGTGCCTAATTCAACGTACCCGCCGTACTCGGAATCCGTGCCGATGATTACCGCCGGTTCCTGCTCGTCTACCACATGGGTAATGCTGTTTCGCAGGTTGCCGGTATCCACCGGACACAGCTTTTTCGCATAGCCCTCTGCCACCAGCCCGCACTTTTCAAGCCCGCGCAGCAGAGCCGCCTTGATCTCGGCGGAAACCTCTTTACTGTGGTCTTGGATTGTAACGCTCATCGCCGCAAATACCCCTCTCCGCGTTTCTGTCGCTCCCATTTTGCATAGGTCATATTCGAAACGACCTCTGTTTGCCCCGTATCGGCGTTTCTGGCGCGTCTCTGCGCCGATGAGGTATCTACGCCCTCCACGGCGGCAATCAGCGTACAGCGGCAGTTATATATCTCCCACGGTGGCCCTTGTGGGTCGCCGGGAAAGCGACACCCGTTAGAAAACTTCTTGTCCTGCGCCACTTGTTCGCCGTCAAGCATGGCATGAGAGTGGCGTGTACGCGCGTCCAGCGTAGCCAGCCAACATTTTTTGAGCTTAATCCCCATCTTCTCCGCCGCCGCATAGCTATCCATGCGTCCGGCGCTCTGCGCGCCGGTCACGGCAGTTCTGGCCGTGCGAATTGCGCTGTCTCGGCTCATGGTGGAGATCCGCTTTTGCAGGTCATCCGCCATGTGCTTGATGCTCTTCCCCTGCAAGATAGAGCTGGTGACGCTTGCCGTGATCTGCTTCTTACCATACGCGAGGTCGATACCACGCTTTAAGGCCCGTTTCGGCGGGTAGTATGGCATTAAGTCCGGCTGCTCTACCATAAGCCGCTTGACAGTCTGCTCGTCCCACAGGTCGAAGCCCACGTTCCCAGCCACACTCTCGATGGTGTACGCCGCATAATTGCGGTTGAGGGAGTAAATACCGGGCGTTGCATCGTTGGTGTAGGACACCGCCACAGCGTTTGCATCGGTCACGCGGTGCGCCACCTTGTCCCGCATGGCCTGATAGCGTTCCCCACGCCCAATCTGGTTCAGCCGCCATTGCTTATAGTCCTGCTCCGTCCATTCCTTGCCGTTCTGCACGGTGCCGATCAGCGCCTTCATTTCCTCGTCGCGCTTTTTGAATTGCTCAAAATATGCGTCGATGGTAGCTTGCAGTTCTTCCCCCGCCTCGCGGTATAGCGTTGCAATACGACGTTCCAGCTTCGCAAGCTCCTTGTCGGTCAGCTTGTGTCCGAGGTCACTGTTTGGCATTTCTGCCTCCGTTTCACAATATCGTCATAGTGCGGTTTTACGCGGATCACATTCCAATCGCATTCTTCCGGCACTTTCCCGTAGAATATCACCCATTCCGGTGAAAGCCGTTTCATCATTTCCTCGTAGCCGCGCAGAAACAGCCTCTTGCTTTCCTTGTTTTGCTGTGTCCCTACTGAGCTGACAGCCACAACACCGCCAACCGGCTCGCCATCAAAGCACCAATCATAGCTCCACTCGTCGCTCCATGAGATCGTGGGATAAACCGTCATGCCGTGCATTTGCCAATACGCCGCCAACCAATGCTTGCGGTAATGGTTGTATATCTGCATCGCCAGCGGCATATCCGTGTATATGGAGAAGTCCGGCGCGCACACCGCCGCAAACTGCGACAGTTGCGGAATGCGCTTGTCAGGTGTGTTCCAATACCGAATGAATTGATAATCGTCCACGAAGAAATGCACGATCTTGCTTTTCGTGTCTTTCGCAGTGTAATGGTAATTCACGGGGATAAACTCGCCATGCGGATACGCCTTTACCGGCTCGATCTGTGGGATTTCATACTTGCCAACGCCGGGGAATGTAAACTTGTCGAGATTTTCAAAGTTAATCATTCCTTAACCCATCCACCGTTCCGGAATTTATATCCCCGCTTTTTAAGGGCCTCTTTGACGGCATAGGTTTGCCCGGTAAATGATGTGATTTTTTCAAAATTGATGTTATGTGGAGTGTCGTTTACAAAGCCGTGATCAAGTGTATAAGTCACATAATTCGTCTTGTTTGTTTTTGCGGTCTTATTGTAGCTATCGGCTTTGGCGTATTGCAATTCTACCTTCCCGTCTCCAAGTGAAACGGCTTGTAGCACCGTATCATCGTACCGCCCGCGCGTAAATCCACGTCCTTCGATGTATCTGGTTTCAACCTTTAAGGGCTTTTCGCGCCCAAACATCCCACCCGCGCTGGACGACTTGGCGCTTCCGCCACCGGCTCCGCCTCTACCTCCCATCACTCTACCTCCGTTCCAAATGCCCCGTTTTCATTCGCAAAACTCCGGTCAATCTCTTCTGCAGCCTTCCGCTTCGCCATGTCCTTGTACTGGTCAATGTCGCCGTTGATGGTCAGCAGCTTCTTTGTGATGTACTCGTCATCGTAATACGCCGCGCCCAGCAGAATATTTTGCGTTTCCTCGCTCTTGTTGATAATCTGATTGCGCGTGTAGCTCGGCTGATCCTCAATGCCTGCCAGACGCAGAATCTCAACAATAAACCGCGTGACCTCGGATTCAAACTTGTCCGTTTTCAGATCCAGCGGCACATAGCTTGCCTTGATTGCCGTTGCCGTTTGATTGCCCGCGGACACCGCCGCAGCGTCAAAGCTCTGAAAATCTTCATAGAGCTTCTTTTTCAGCATATCAATGGTGCTGCTCGTGCCCTCATACGGTGCCTCGATGGTCTTGCTCTCCACCTTCGCACCGTCGTCGCCGTTAGCGTGGGCAACATGCGTGGTTTTCAAGCGCTCCACAAACTTTGCATCGTCCAGATCATCCATGCCGTTGCAATTAGAAAGCACCCAATAGATCAGGTTGCCCTCGTCCACGTTGTTGACCATGTTCGAGGATGCAAGATCGAGCGCGTCGATGGTGTTGCGCTTTCCGGCAATTTCGGATAGGCACCGCTTGTTGTTTTTCAGCGGCACGATGGGGAAACTCGGATAATTCCCGCCGTCGTAGATTTCGGTTTCGCCTACCTCGGCCTTGCGGATAATGAGCTTGTAGCTGCGCTTTTCCTGCAATACGCTCATATCTTTGTTCTTCGGCTGGAAATACTCGGTAAAGCCGTTGATCTCGTACAGCGTCGCTCTCAGGGGCTTATCCTGTGCCACCTGCCAAAACCGGATGCCTGCCTTCATTGCACCGTCCTCTTCATCATAGAGGGGGACAAACTCAAGCAGGGAGAACACACGCAAATGCGTCAAATCCCAGAAGCCGAAGGACACGCCCGCGATTTTCGCCTCACGCGCCGCATCCATGACTTCCTGATCGAAGTCCGGGCACAGCTTGTTTGGCGTTTCCTTCTCCGCAAAGGTCACACCGTTTCCCAGCAGATACGAAACCTCCTGATCCACTGCCAGACCGAAGAAGCGGCTGGCCAGCTTATGATTTGCCGTCCACATATCCGTGTGGCTGCGCCCCTGCATATCATAGATGATCTTCTCATAGCGGTTAATGGTCGGATTTAGACCGTTATAGTATTCCTCCGCATCCGCCGCCGTTTTATATGCCGGACTCTCGCGGTGCTCATTGATCGCGCTGCGGATAAACGCCATCCGCGCCTGCTCGTCCTCGCCAACCGCCACAAGGTCATTATATGTTTTGATAGCCGCTCACCGTCCTATCTGTTCCAAAGTGGTGTATACTCGCGCCGATACGCCTTGTTCTTCAGGACCGTATAAGCAAAATACCGTGTTTCATCCATTGCGTGATCGTTTTCTTTGATCGGCCTGTCATCGGCGGATTTTTCGTCCCACCGATACAGGCCAAACTCGCGGATGCAGTCTTTGCAATTTCGGTGTATCTTGATTACGCCGTCCTGCAAAAACCGCGCCGTAGTCATAATACCGTTGGTTACGTCGTTGTTGGCCTTTCGCACCATATAACCACGCCGCCGCAAAACCTCGATAAACGAGGCGGCAGACGGGTCAACGATGATGCTTTTAACGTTTGCCTCGCCGATGAGCTTTTTAATTTCGTCGGCGTATTCCTCGTCCGTCTTGTTCTTCTGGTTCTCGCGCCCGGAATAGTAATACTCGCGGATGCGCGTGGCCGTCTTGCCATCCCATCGCCACAGCCCTGCGGAAAACGGGTTAAGTGTGCCGTAGTCGCAGGACACATAGTATTCTCCCTTTTCCGGCAGCTCGTCCACAATGCAGCTCTCGTCAAACATGGGGTAGATCAGGCCCTCGGCCACTACCCACAAGCCGCGAATGTATCGGTCGTAGAACACGCCGGAAAACATTGCCTGATAGCGTTCCAGCGTCTTTTGAGATAAGCCGGGGTTGTCCGTCATTTCAAAATGCAGATACAGCGCGTTTCGCTCCTTGTTCCGCTGTATCCACTCTGTATAAAACCAGTGCTGTGGACTTCCCGGGTTGCAAGAAAACCACAGCTTTGCGCCGTCAACGGAGCAGCGGGTCAAGGCCTGTTCCACAAACGAACGCGGCATAAGCACCACCTCGTCCAGCAGCACCCCCGCCAGCGTGCGGCCTTGTATCAGCGTATAGCTGGCCTCGTCCTTTCCGCCGAACACCTCAAAGTAGTTTGTCACGGCTCCGCGCCGCACTTCCATAACCTTGTCACCGCGCCGCCAACGGATGATATAACGTTCCTTTGCAAGGCTCATCGCCGTGAACGGCACGATGATGTTCTTGGTGCAGCTATCCACCGTGCGGCCACACACACCAAATCGCTGACCGCTGAAATTCTCCATCGCCCAGCGGACGAACGCCCACATCATGATGGAGGTCTTGCCGGAACGCACGGCGCCGTCGCAGATCAGCGCGTCATACTTGGAATAGGAAAAAGCAAGGATTTTTGCTTGTTTTGGGCTAATCATGTGGCATAAATACAACTACCATAGACGGAAATGGAGCAGAATTTTTACTTCCGCCAAATTTTAATCGTCCCCTAATAAACCGAATTTCCACATTGTTTCTTTTGTATATGTAATCGTGGAACCATTTTGTATCTGTTCTGGCAGGAAGTAGCATTACGACGGTAGACCCGCTAACGGATGCAAATAACGCTCTCCTCACCCATTGCCCGATGCCACGCCCATATGGAGGATTGCACCACACGGTTCCTTTCCACGGATGTTTCAGTCCGTCTTGTTCCTTCGTATAGAACTTGTCGCACTTTGCATTTTCTGGAGTTGCACACACATCAAGTGTAAATTGAAATTCATTATTCAGTTTATCAAACAAATCTTGTGGCGTTTCCCATAAGTCTGTTTTACTGGAAAACATTAATTCTGTATTCATGTGTCGCTCTCCAACTCCTCCGCCATCTCTCTCAGGCTCTTGCTGAGTTCGTCCTCTTTGCCATTATCAGACGGCCCGCCGCTTATCATCGCCCACTTGTCGATCAGCGTCCCCATCGCCGTTGTGATTTGACTGAGATTCGCCGCCGCCAGCTTTTCGGGGTCGTTGAGCATTTCAAGCCCCTTACCGATGAACGAACACACCATGTCTTTGTGCTTGTCCATGTACGCTAATACATCGGCGGTGTTCTCTTCCTTTTTTTTCTCACACTTTTCCACAATGTCGGCATTCGCCCGCACAAGGTTCTTGACCGTCGTTGCGGACACGCCGTTGATTTTCGCTGTGGCGCAATAGTTATTCGTCTGCACATAGTCCGCCAGTATTTTCTTTTTCTGCCGGTCTGTCAGACGCGCAGCCATTGTCACCACCTCGCCGCTTTTATTTGCTACCAGCCCCCGCCCCTTGGCCTTACATAGCAGATTTTACCCGCCCCGGGGGGCTACAACGTGCCGCACTCTCAGGGCAGCGGCTCTCCTCTTTTGGTGCAGATGGTGAGGATTTGCACCTCACACGCCCTCTTTTGCGCTTCGCCTCCGGATGCTCCACGCGGTTCGCAGGGCTGAACCACTTTCGTCTACTATTCCGACACATCTGCATATGTCCCCGCTGGGCCACATCGTTGAGAGGTGCGCGGGGTTCTGTGCCGCATGAGAGGTGCGACCTCTCGGCCCTGATCGTGGGCTGCATCGTGCGTGCGGCATATCGCGGGGGCGGGTGAAAAGATGAAAAGCACCGCGCCCCGCTATGGCGCAGGAGGTAAACGCCATAAATGAGAGGACCGCAAAGGCTTTTACACCTCTGCGATCCTATTATCTCATAAGCAAATGGCTTTTTAAGGCCAACTTTTAATCATCGAGCAGCCCGTAGTTCCGCGCGACGCACTTGATAAAATCGGTATGCCAGCGTCTCGCCGTCCGGTCGGAACAGTTGACCGCCATCGCTGCGCCTTCAAGCGTGTGGGTCTTTTCCCAGAACACGAGGCGGATAAATTTCAATCGCTCTTCGCCGTCTTGCATTGACTTTGTTTCGCTCACCGCTTTTCGCACAGCGTTGTTTTCTAACCAAGACACTCCATGCAGCTCCTGCTCTCGGTCGGGGGCATAGCGGCGGATAATGGCTTTTACATAGCCCCACCAGCTGTAACGAGGTTTACTCATGGCGCGCCACCTTTCTCTTCACCCACGCCCACAGGTTTTTCCACGGGTGGCCTTCTGCGTAATTTGCGCGCTGCTCAGCATTGCTCCATTTCTGGTGCATATAATCGCGTTCTTCTTCAACATGCCGGCAGCCAACCGTCACTCTCGATACTTCTGCATTCGCCCGCCCAAGTGCTGCCTCGGCGTATCTTGCCTTCTCGCGCAGAATATCATTGTCCGCTTTCAGGTTCGCGATCTCGTTTGCCTTGTTGATGGCCTCGCCGTTCATTTGGCTGATCTGCTCAATCAGAGCGGCGTTCTTTCGCTGCATCGCCGCCTTTAAGTTTGCATACTCGGCAAGCAGATCGTTCTTCGCGTCAATGCAGTTTTTCAGCTCGACGACTTCCTTTTCAAGCGCCGCAGACTTCTCCTGCGCGTCTTCCACCATCTTCGCCATCTGGTCTTTGGTGTACTTCTTCACATTGATGCTCATAATTTGGCTCCTTTCATTCGTAGCTGTTCTTCCCGCCCCCGGTCGCTCACGATGCTCACGACCTTCACGTCGCCGTAGCGCTCAATGTCCATGGCGATTCGCTCCTTGATGCCCTGAGCGTCAGCGGCGGGGACGTTGGCTTTAATCGTGATTGTCAGCATTTGCGCCCTCCTTTCCGTCCATCTTCGCGCCGCATGCAGGACAGTAGTTGGTAAATTTAGCGATCAGGTTATATCCCCGTTTGCACTCTGGGCAGATAATAATTCCACTCTCATCTTCAATCCACTGTGCGTGCACCACTGGCGCAACGTCAGCGCTTGGTATATTTTCTAGAGCATCAATAATCGCATCCCAAGCGTCATACTTCTCCCTGTCGGAGCCATAAACATAACCTCTTCCGTATCGTCCGACGGGGCATAGTTCTTTTTGCTTTTCTTCAATTATTGCAATCGCCGCTTCTCGCTCAATGTATTCAACCATTGTCTACCCTCCTGTTCCATGCTTCGATTGCTAATAGATGATTCAGGTACCAATGTGTTCTCGGTTCGATTGGACAGTCTCTATTTGGGCAGCATGCCCGAAAACAGTGACCGTTTCTCTGCATAACGCCCTTGGCTCCGCAAAACGGGCAGGATTTTAACTCAAACATTCTTCATCTCCTCCACATAGCACCAGCTCTGGGGCGGGCGTCGAAGCGGCAAAGCCCCATTGTTGCAGATACCGTTGTTGTTGCTGTACATGGCGCAGGACTCACAGAATAGGTCATTAGGACAAGACCGCCGGAACTCCGTCAACTCCCGAGGCTGGTCATAAATGCGCAGATCGACGATGTGCCAGCCGTAGCCGGTTCCCTTTATGTAGTTCACAATCTCTTCCCGTGTCAGGCAGGCTTGCGTTTCTACGTCATCCGGTGCATGGTTGAGGGGCGCAAGCTCATAAATCCGGTCACAGGTGAACTCGCCAATGACCTTGCCGTTTCCTTTATTTGCACCTTTTGGATTCTCTAAGTAAGCAGCTACCGCCATAAACGAGTATTTTTCTCTTGTTGGAGCGTCCAGAACCCAGAGCGCATCATACCCGGCCATTTCCACTGTGCAGTAGATATAGCACTTGAACGGTGTTTCCAGCTTTGGCCGCGTCTTGCGCACCTCAATGGTCTTTTCGCCGCTGGCGATCTTCTCCACCCACTTCGGGCGGATGCTCAGCATAACAGCTTTACTCATCCTTCATCACCTCCATCTGCACTCGTCACAGGCGCCCTCGTGTGCTTGTTTGTACTTCCCGCAGTATTGGCATAGTTCGTTGATAAGCGCCTTGCGATCTGACGCCAGATCCTCTATCAAGTCAGCGGCTTCCGCCAGGTCGTCGCACAGGGTAATGGGCGTTTCCCACTGGTTCCCCTCCGCCCATTCTGCGTGCTCACGCAGCGCATTCACGAGGTTTGTATCTCTCATAATTCCTCCCTTATGTCTCCGCCCCATTGCTCCGCCATAGCTTTGGCGATGCCAGGGAAGGTTTTGCTTCTTGCTTTTGCCGTACGCGGGTCATTCCATCGCATAATCTTACCAGTCTCGTCTTTTGCATAGTTTGCGCTTGCCCCCACACTGTATCCACCTGGCAAAATATCTCCTGCATCTACAATGTTTGTCGGTCGCAAAGCGGGTAAGCCTTTTAGCCATAGGCAAGTCTTTTTTCTTGCGTGGTGCCCGAATTCATACGGCTGGATAATACAGTCAGGCTTACGATAGTGTGTAGACATATATCCGACCGGATTTTCTACCGCGATTTTACAAACGTTGGCATTTACAAAGGCCAGGAAAAACGCCGCAGCTTCTTCCCGCAACTGCACCCGTCCGACCGCCTTTTCGCCATATCTTTCTGTGTTAAACCAGCGATTCCCTGTAACGGTTAGGTAAGTGCACGGCGGGTGCGCGATCAGCAGATCCCACATGCCGACGTCATGCGTCTCCCCGTCCATGGTAGTCACTTGCCCTCCATCGATAGCTTTGAGCGCATCGCCCAGAATATGCCACTCAGGGTGTCCGCCGGACGGCTCCTGAATGTCACAGGAATATGCCTCATGCCCCAATGCCCGGAATGCCTTGCAGACTTCTTGCGATTCCTCGCAGGCAACTAAAACCTTCATCTCAATACCTCACTCCGATATAATCCAGAACCCGACCGTATCCGAGCCCCTTTTCATTGGGCTTCCATAGCCCATCCGTGTCCCATTCCCCGCCGCCGATGCAAAAGTCGTAATGCTTCGGGTGCGTGTGCTTCATGCGCTCAAACCGGTTTTCTCCCTTTTCGAGATGAGCACCGAACGCGCAGAACATGCAGCCCGTGCGCTGGCAGCCCGTGCAATGCAGCGGCTTTTCGATGAACGTTGACGGATAATCATTTTCCCCGTCGCTCGCCACGATGTCGCCGTATACACTGCAATACGGGATGTTTTCGCCCTTTAGGAACGCAAGCACGTCCTGATCTGTCCAGAAGCTCATTGGCTTACTCATGGGGCGCTTGCCGTCAAAGGCGTTGCAGCCCGTGCGCTTCCACTCTTTTTCTCGCTGCTGGCTCTCGCTCGCCATCATCGCGGTAAACGGCACACATCCGCTCGTAGCTTCGTATCGCTTGGCGGGTGCTTTTTTCATCACGTCGCAGCATTGCTCGCTAATGCGGAACGGCGCATCCTTGAGATAATGCCACTTGTCCGCCAGTTTCATCGTCGAACAGTAAACGCCCTCCCGGTTGTATCCGGTCAGATACAGATTGACCGTTGCATCGTTTTGCCCGTGCGCGTTTTGCAAATCGCGGATAAAGCGCGCCTGTTTTTTGCCGATGACGGGATAACCGTACTTTGTCAACACCTGCCGGATATTCATCTTCGGCCTCAGCCGCACAAGCTGCACGTCGATCCGTGTGAACTGCCTTTGCAGCCACGCCACATAATCGTTGGCAAAGTGCTGGATTTCTGGATACTCAAGCCCCGTGTTGACAAATACCAGCGTCAGCTCCCACGGCGGCACCCTGAAGCTCGACAGGTAACGCGCCGCCAAGTATGCCAGTACCGTGCTATCCTTACCACCGGAAAATGACACATAGCACTTTCCATTCCATGCGGTGTACCACTGGTCGAGCTTTTCGTAAGTTAGGATTTCTTTGTCTTCCAAATCGAGGGCTAAAAGCTGTTTCGCCGCCTCTTTCGGAATTGGCTGATTCCCATACCCGTTCATGTCAATTTCTCCGGCCGCATCAGCGGCTTGAATACTGTCTGCACGCCCTGCATCTGCGGCGTCAGCCACACGCACCACATGACATCCATGAGCGGGCTCGCGCCCTTTTTGCCGTTCCGTTCCTTGAAGAGGAAGTCCGGCCGCCACGTCAGCGGCAGCACGTAGCTCGGCGGAATCTCGCGGAAGAGCTGTGCTCGCTTCGCCGCGTGCCAATACTGTGCCTTGAGCAGCATCGCAAACGGCTTGCCGATCTCCGCCGCGTGGCGGATAAACTCGTCCGCCAGCGAAAACGGCGGATTCGTGATAATCCAATCAGCCGCAGGCGCGTTTCCCGGCTGTCGAGCGGTCAGGAAGTCTATCCCGTCGCGGATATCCGTGCCGTAGACAGCCATCCCGCAGTTCGCCAGCGCTCGCACCATGTCTCCTTCCCCACGGGCCGGTTCCCATACGACCGTTTCTCCTGGCAGCTTGAGAAAGCGCATCAGCGCCACCGTCACCTCCGGCGGCGTCGGGTACAGGTCGGCCGCCTTGCGCGCCTTTGCCCCGTTCCCGCCCATGATCTGGCTCGCCTGAATACTATTCATCGCGCACCTCCTGCAAAAAGGCTCCCCTGCGAGGTATATTCATCAAAGCGCTTTTCCTGCACCTCGAAGTAGTACTTGTCGATTTCATACCCCACAAAGTCGAGCCCAAGCTCCAACGCGGCGATACGGCTGCTTCCGCTGCCGAGGTGTGTATCGAGTATCTTGTCTCCGGGCTTGGCGTACTTCTGCAGCAACCACACGTAAAGCGCCACAGGCTTCTGCGTCGGATGGATGCGCTGCTCGTTCAGCGCCTTATTCCCTTGCTGGATAAACCCCTCTGCGATGCTTTTGCCCTGCATCATGCCATTCCACATGTAGCGGAAAAGCCGCACGCTGTCATGGCAATTTGTAGCTGCGATCTCGCAATCGCTAAAAGGGCTGCCCTCGTTGCACTTGTCCCAAACAATGCGTCCCGGCGCAAAGTGATAGTCAAAATAGTTGCAGCCCCAAACGATATAGCGCTTTGCGACACGTTCCAACTCATCGAAATATTCACGTGTCGGAATATCCCACTTCGGCGATATGGGGTAGTCGCGGTGCACTCCAATTTTGCTGACCTTGCGGCCATAATATCCGCGCCGCTCCGGCCCGCTGAAATACGGCGGATCGACCACAGCGAGGTCAAAAGCCTTGTCCGGCAAATTCTTCATTGCCTTCAGGCAATCGATATTTTCAGCAATGTTCATGCGCGCGCCTCCCCGTAGATCAGGGCGTCAAGCGACACGTCCAGCGCTTCGGCGATGTACAGATACGTCGGCATTTTCGCATACCACAGTCCGGTTTCGAGGTTATGTATCGTGGTCAGCCCGACGCCCGCCTTGTCGGCAAGCTGCTGTAATGTCATTCCGCGTATCGTACGCCATGCCAAAATACGCTTGCCGATTTCCTGCTCAGTCGGAACGCCCTTCGGTGCTCCGCTCTCGAGCAGTAACGCGCTTACGGGTACGCCGAATACCCTCTCCAACTTCCCAAGCGATTCTAACTTCGGGTAACGCCGTCCCGTTTCCCACCAAGCAACGGTGCTTTGCGGCGCGTCAATATCCGCCGCAAAAGACAACTGTGAAAGGCCTTTCTTCTTGCGCAAATCGCGGATGCGATGGCCTAATTCCATTTCTGTGATCATCTTTTCTTGCTCCCTTTTATTTTTTCAAGTTCTGCATGCGCCGCGTTTTGAACTGGCGCGCTCCCAAATAATCCTCTTTTGCCTGCGTCTGCCGCTTCTCTTCGGCCTTCACCGCCCGGACCTTTGCAATATCCTCCGCGTAGTGCGGGCAATGGCCCTGACAGCCGGGATAGCGGACGGGCGGCTTGCAGAAGTGGCAATGCTCAAAGCTCATGGTCGACCTCCACGCTGCTGATCGTCACCACCGTAAACGGCTCGCCGTCCGTGTAAAACTTCCTCCCGCAAACGCTAAACACGGCAGAATCGTCCTTGTAGGCATATCCATTGAGCGCGTCCAATACCGCCTTGATGATGTTGTCGATATCGCCGCGCTTAAGGTACGGAGATAAATCCAATCTGCCCCTTTTTCTTTTTGGCGTTCCGGATGGGATGGGGAAATAAGCATTTACCATGACTTCCAGCGCTTCTCCGTCCTCAAACTGCTTTTCCCCCGCCTTAAGCCATGCTGTGCGAACTGCAGCCTCGAAAATCTGCGTGCTTTTCGGCGTATACGTCCCATGCCGCGTAACGCGTGGTCTTCCCTTCGGCACGGGTCTTCCCTCAACGGCAAATATGACTACTCGTCCCATGTGTCAACCTCCCATTTCGGCAGCCGCCGCTTCCCACGTCAGCCCATGTTCTCTCGCATAACGCGATACGCTCGGCATGAACGCCTCCTGTTCGGCTATCCGCTCGATGTATGGCTTCATCCACGCCACCGAGACACGCGGGGAATCTTTGTCCCTGATTTTTGCCAGCACTTGGCCGACCTTCGGGGGGAATCCCCTCGTATCCTCGGCAATCAGCGCATTCACTGCGTCCATCGCTTCGGCGGGGTCTTCATTGCCCAGCATGTCCGACCAGAGGGAAACCAGCTCTTCGGCTTCTGCGCGGGTCATCTTGGCGTAAGCCTGCGGATAAGCCTGTTTTAACCGCCCTAAAAGGCCAAGTACGTCAGCTCTTTCCACGGTTCTTTTCCTCCTCCAGCATCTCGGCGAATACATCGCCGCCGACAAACGGCCTATTCTGCGGTGCTTTGCCGCCCTTGTTCTGCTCTTCGGCGAGCCAATTAGTAATGAAACGCTTAACCCCCCCGCGCGTCTTTCGCTTGGTAGGGTTTGCATCGCACCACCCCGCCATGTGTCTGAGCTGTTGTAGAACGTCAACGTTCGGATAGAGCTGCGACCATTTGGCCCTGTCGTTCTCCGACACGTCGAAAAAAGTCCCGTCATTCAGCGGCAAAGAAATCACCGGCGGCGCGTCAGCCGCTTGCGGCTCAGCGCAATATTCTCCCTTGCTATCGTTAGATAGCTGGATATTGGTTTCGGTATTGGTATCGGTATTGGTTTCGGTATTGCCATTTTTGCCATTGGCAGGCATGGCTTTGCTATTTTTGCCATTAGCAAAAATGCGTTTGCCATTTTGCCATCTTGCGGCAGCCCCAGCCTTGCCAGCTTCGCTCCTCGTTGTAGCAATATCGTCATAGCTTGCCTTAAAGCGGTCTTCCTGCGCCATCATGCGTTTGACAAAGAATCTCTCATTGCCACAAAGCGCTATCTGCTCTCCCGTCATGCTGTAAACCAGCAATGCCCGCGTTAGCCGACCGAACTCTGCATCGTTGAGCGCATCCATCTCCTCTAAATAATCATAGGGGAGTGCTGCATAGTTTCTTGCCATGCCTCCACCGCCTTAAAACGGTAGATCGCCGTCGTCCTCACTGATCACCGCAAAGTCGCCTGCGGCGCTCTCTACGGTGAAATGCGGCTCGGTAGCATCGTTGCGCTTGCTGTCGCCGAAATAGATATTGTCGGAAATAATCTCGGCGTTGCGGCGGTTGTTGCCATCCTTGTCCGTCCAGTCGCGAACGGTGAGCTTTCCCTCGACCACGACCATGCGGCCCTTGCTCAAATACTGGCAAGCAAACTCTGCCTGCTGCCGCCACGCCACCACATCGAGGAAATAGGTTTTCTTTTCGCCGGTTGCCTTACTCTTGAAATCGTCATCGACGGCAACGGTGAAGCTCGTGACCGCCGTACCGTCCTGCGTGCGGCGCAGTTCCAGATCGCGCGTAATGCGCCCCATGATGCAAATTCTGTTCAGCATGATTCTTCCTCCAAATAGTTTTTCTTAAATACCGCCATGAACGTGTCATGGCCATAAAGTTCTTCGAAACGCTTCTGACACTCGCGTTTCAGCCGCATATCCAGTTCGTGACCGTCTTTCCCGTGCACGCCGTAGTCAGCCATATTGTGCCAGTCGGCGCGTAGCCATACCCAGCAACCCCAAATATCGGACAGCTGACGGCGCCCGCCGCCGTAAATGTGATGCCGTGCAAGGTTTGTCGAGAACCCTGAGATATAACATTCTCTCTTGTCCTGCATGATGCTTTTAGTCATCTGCCCCATTCCTCCTTTAGTGCGTCAAGCTGTTGCGGGGTCAATGTCTCAATGCCCAGCTCCTTGCAATCCTGCACGATGTTGTCAATCAGGCGAGACATTTGCCTTGTGTCAAAGGTGGACGAGCCGTAATACAGCACCACGTTTTTGCATCCGTCGATTTTGCTATCCATCACTTCCGTCTGCCAGCCGATACCATTCTTGTTCCAGCCGTCGCATAGCTTCTGTACGGCCTTCTCGCGCACACAGACGGTTTCTGTGTTGCCGCCAACGTCCCTGACCTCTCGGCGGTAAATCTCGCTCTTGGGCGTTCCTGTGGCTTCTGCGAGCTTGTCCAGCAACACCCATGAGTAAGCATTGGCATCGAGGCTCCGTTTCTCTCGGTGCTTTTTGACGGTCACGTCAACGTCTCCCTCGTGCAGCTCGTCAAACAGCGCACCGACATTCTCCCGCGTGGCAATGGTGAGCAGAAACCCACCATCGCGCGCAAGGGATAGATCATGCAGTCGGGCTTTCATTCGCTTTTCTCCTCGCCATCATGCACGCCCAGCAGAGCGGCGCTTTATAGGTCTTTCTCGCGTTCTCCGCGATCTCCGCAACGGAATACGACTTGCCGCCGTGCGTCACCGGGTAGATGGGCTTGCCGCAGTCCTTGCAGGTGTTTTTCTCAACCTCGCGCTTGTACTGCGCGTTAAACGCGTCCATCTCTTCCTTACTCGGCTTCTTATCCTGCTTAGGCGGTTTTTCTAATTTTCCATTGCTCGGGGTCCTGGTATCATCAACCGGGTCGCGGAACGAATCACTCTCCGCTTCGCTGTAAATGCCGGAATAAGCGAGCTTGGAAAGTTTCAGCACAACGCGGTCAAACATACGCTTAAACGCCATCGCATACGGATAATCGTTCTTGCAGTTTTTCTGTGTGACTTCGCCAACCTCATATAACCCCTGGTCTTTATCGCAATAGGTAAAAACCAGCGCGCCGCCGTATCCGCACTTATCTTCGGTAACGGACATCGGATTAAACGGCTTTTCCAATTTGTCGTTGATTTTCAAGCAGCCGTTGTGAGAGATAATCAGACCTGTATAACCCATCTTGCCGCTTTTCGTCTCGTTCATCAGAATCCAAAAATCTGCGGGGGAAAGTCCATACTTCCCGCTTTCGATGATCTCGCAAGCCTTTTTCTTGCTCTCTTTGTACTTGTCGGATTGCCAAACTGGGATTTTCTTCCCCTGCTTTTGGCTGTATTCCTCTTTGTTCTCGCCAAAGTTGTACTCCATCACTTCACCCCCATGCTCATGCCCTGTACAAGCGTCGCACCGTCGATTTCAGCGCCGTTTTTCAGCAGCGGGGCAAGGTCGGCCTTGCTCACCGTGGGGGCGTTGTAAGTAACCTCGCCGTCGTGACCGTTGGCGAGCATCCACGCCACCACTGCGCCCATGTCGGAGACCTCCACGCTGGTGGTCTTGCGGTAGCTGATGGAGCATCGCGGGGTCGAAAACTTCTCGCCGTTCAGCACAGAATCGAGATATTTTTTCTTGCTCTCTGCCGCGCGCTCTAAAGTCTGTCTGCGCGCCGCAAGGGTCTTCTCTTCTTCGCGAATCGCCTTTGCTTCGGCAACGTCGTTTTTAATCCAAAGCGCGATATTTTCGATCTTCTGCTCTCTTGCCATGTTCAGCTCCAAGAGCTTTTCAACGTCAAGGATTTCGCCAGTTTCGGCGTCTACGCACTCCGCAAGCGCGGAATCAATCTGATAAAGGTTCATCTTTTACCTCCGTAATATTGTCTGTGCCACAGTAAGGGCACACGGTTTGAGTGGTGATTGCCCAGCTCTCATCGTCCAGATTTTCGCGGTACGCATAAAGCGCAGGCTCTCGGAAATCCGCGCCGCAAGCCCAGCAGTGCATCATTCCTCCGCCTCCAAATACACCATTGCGCTCTGCACGCCGAACACGCGCGCCGCCTGATGGTCGTCAAAAAACACGTCGATGTGGTTGCTGTTTACGCCGCCGCCGCAGTCCTCCGCAACATAACTGTGCTGCGTGCCGTCCGGCCAGATCAGCAGGACGAGCGTCCCGTAAGGGATCACCTTGGGGTCAACCGCAATCGTGCGTCCCTCGGTTGCCAGCGTGCCGGTCGCGGTGTAGCCGTTTGCCCACTTGCCACAGCAGCAGTGCCCGGGGCAATAGGCTGTCAGCGTAAACTCGCCGAGAAAAACGTCGTTGCACACCGCGCTTTCGGTCGCGGGAATGTCCCACGCGGGCTCATACTCCTCTACGATGGGCGCTTCTTCCGGTTCCGCATCGACCGCCTGCGCGCTGGTGGCGAGGATTGAGATCGCGATTAAGAGGATCGTCGCGCCCAAACACGCCGCCGCGAACAGTGCCGATTCATCTGCCTTGCGCTGCTCTCTCGTGCGCTTGTCGTGCTTTCTCATCGTCTGCACCCCCTGTCGATAATCGGCAGCAGCTCATACAGCGCCTTGCACACCGCGCACGCGCCGATGACGGCGAGCCCCGTCGTAAAGTCGCAGCCGTTGAGCGCGATCACCGCAGCGGCGATACCGCCGAAAAACAGCGTGTCAATCATTTCGCGCCTCCGATCAGCATGAGCTTTTCCGCGTCCGTAAATTGCAAAACTCGGTCAAGCTCCCAAATTTCATCTAAAGTCCAGCGGGAACGCCCCGCCATGCGATTGCAGATTTGCGTTTCCGATAGGCCGATTTCCTCGCCCAGCTCCTTGCCGGTACGAATTAACGCCCGTCCCATCGCGCTGCGCACGGCTCGCTCAAGGTCATTTCGCCGGCGCGTTAACTGTTGTGGCTTTAGCATCTTGCCTTTTCCTTTCTTCCGTGCTACAATAAGCACGGACACAATATCTTGTGGTGAGATTTGTCCCACCCGCCCCGCTCGATGCTGCAACATTGGGCGGGGCATTTTTTACTGCCTTTCGTTTCGAATCAGTACCATGCCGAGGCAAAACGTCGCAATTCCTCTGCGGTTCTTTGCGTTTCTCTTCCCTTCTCTTCCACTGCTGTACATCTCCTTGCTATGCCTTGCTATGCCTTGCTATGCCTTGCTATTCCATCGCTAGTCTCTGCTTTTCGCTACCATGCCGCCGCGAAACACCGCCTTGCCAAACCATTGCGTTACCTTTCAATGCTATACAGTTCACATCATTGCTGTGCCAATGCGCCGTTGCCATGCCCTGCCATGCCCGACTAAGCGTTTCCATTGCTGCTCACGGCGAATCTGAGCGATTCCGTTGCTGTTCGGTTCCGCGCTTCACATATCCTTTGCTGTGCCGGTCTCGTCATTGCTATGCAATGCTTTTCCATTGCAACACGTTACCAAGCCAAGCCTTACCATCGCAATGCCGTGCAAGGCTCGCCCATGCCACTCCATCGCGTTACTCGATTTCCTCCCAGCGGAATCTGCCTTTCCCACTGTTTCGCCACTGGCCGATGCCGGAGAAACGTCCATAATCCAGCCAGTCGCGCACAACGTCGATATGGTCGTCGCACAGGCATACCACCGTAAACTCGCACGTTGCCCCAGCGGGAATCTCCTCGCTCATTGCAAGGCTGACGCGCTCGCCCTGCGCCGTCTGCGCTCTCAGCGGGCGCTGGCACTCGCCGACCTCTCCGTCAAAAAGAATGGGGATAGTGCGCGGCTCGGGGAAAATCAGCTTGTCGATTTCCTTCTTGTAAGCCTTGATTTTGCTGCTGGACGAATCCTTGACCTTGCGCAGACCGCCGCACGTGTCCTTGAAAAAGCCCTTGATCTGGTAGTCGTACAAAAACGGCGTGCCGTCGTCCAGTCGCGGGAAAATGGTCATGGACTTTTCGGCAACCGCATCCGCTCCCAGCGCTGCCACCTCGTCCTCCACGCTCGCCGCATCCGGTGCGTGACTGCCGATAAACTCGCGGTAGATATCAGGGTTCGCGGGGCTGGTGCCGAGAATCGGCTCGATAAACGTTAATTTAACTTTGAGTTCTTTCATCTTTCATTTCCTCCTGTTGTGTGTTAGTTCTCTTCGCTGGATTTCAGCAGTGCGTCCACGGTAACGCCGAAGTAGTCGGCGACCATAGATAGCTTTTCGACCGTGGGACTGCAATCAGCCCACTTTGCAATAGTGCTGTTTCCAAACCCGAGCGCCTTTTCAAGCGCCGATACGGAAACGCCGTTGCTTGCGCAGAGTTTTTTAATGTTCTCTAAAACCATTTTCTCCCTCCTTCTTATTGACAAAGTTTCGAAAATGTTCTAAACTAATGTTGCCGACAAAAGTTAACATTTTCGCCGCAAACAGGATTTGTTTGGGGTCAGCTTTTTGCACCCGTTTACACTTCCTATTATACGAATATTTTCGTAATTGTCAACCCCATTTTACGAAATTCTTCGTAATCTTTTAAGGGAGCTAAATTATGACGTTGCTCGAAAGAATTGCCGTTCTCCGCGAAGAACACGGGGGCATGTCAATCAATCGATTGGAAAAAGAATCTGGCGTAACCAGAGGTTCTATTGCAAAATGGGACGATCATGCGCCGAGCTACGATAAGCTAAAAAAAGTTGCCGATTATTTCGGCGTAACGGTAGATTTTTTGCTGCATGGCAATACCGCAGAAAACGAAGAAAAGCCCTCCGCAATGAGCGGAGAGCTTGGTTCTGGTATGCCGAACGGGTATGACCAACTTACGCCCGCGAATCAGGCGATTGTTGATCGGCTGATTGCTGACTTAGTAAAGTCGCAATTAGATTCTTGACCTTTTCTTTGTTCTCGGCATTTAGCGTGTGGTAAAGTTCCGTTGTGGTTTTAGTCTGTGCGTCCATGTTGCGCCCTCCTTATGGCCTGTTTTTATCCGCGCAAAAGCGCGCGCTATGGTTCAGTGTAATATAATGGGATGATAATACAAAAAAGCTGAAAGAGGTGTTGTAAATGGGCATCTTAGGGTCACTTTTCGGAAAAAAGAAAATGTCCGCTTCTGAAATCGCTTTTGTGAAGCGGCAGTCGCAAATATTTGCCGACTGCATCCGCATCATTGCCGATACGGATAACATCGAAACATACTTTTCTCGGTACAAGCTTGCAGAGCAAACCATAGCGCAGATCGCAGAGGTCGCAGGTGGCGATACTAAGTGTATGGCTGGCGGAAAGGTTTCGCCGAACGAATGTGCCGAAATGCTGCAAAACGAAAAGGCTTCCCATACAAACAGTTTTCTTTCTCGGTACATCCAAAAAGAAACCGTGCATATCTTCGGCCTATCTCGCGGACAGGTAAAAAAGGCTCACGGCATCGCGGCTATCGTTGACGAGTATTCCGGCCAAATGCCGGAAGAAAGTCTGAAGCATGGACGCGATCTATGTGCTAAGATGATTGAAAAAGTTGAAAAGGTGGCGAATCAATAATGAAGATCCCCGGTCTATCCTTTAGCTGGAAACGTGCGCTCGGAATCACGAAGATGAAAAGGAAAATTTCAAAAGCAACAGGGATCCCAACGACCAAAACAGGGCGGCAAAGAAAACTTGGCAAGCTCCTTGGTATGAAGTAAGTGATAAGGCCCCGCCGCCCTCTGCAACAAACGGCGGGGCCTTTTTGCAGCCAGCGGGGAGCGGTCGCCGCTGCTTGTCTTCACCGTACTCCGCTTTACCTTGGCAATTCAACACCGAAACATTGCAATAAGACAGCGCTCGACGCAGTTCGACAAGCCCTCATCTTGCGACTTCGCGGCGCAAAAATCGGAGAAATTAAGGTAGCATAAATGAACATTCAAGAAGTGTGCAGAATCCGTAAAGAAGAACTAAAGCTAACATATCAGGACATTTCCGATGCTTCCGGCGTGCCGCTGTCCACCGTGCAGAATTTCTTTTCTAAGTTTTCCAAGTCTCCGTCGATCTACACCGTCGCGCCGATCTGCAAAGCGCTTGGAATATCGCTTGATGAAGCGTTCGGAATTTCCGAACACTTGACGCCAACCGAGGAAACCTTGCAAGCGCGGAATGACGAGCTGGAACGCCATGTTGACGCGAAAGCCGACATGATCGAGATCATGCGGCGTGGAGTGCGTATTCGCAACGGCGTAATTGCTATAATGTTCCTCATCATCGCCTTTCTCACTGTGTGGTGCGTGTACATTGATTTTCATTGTATAGATTATGGATTTTGGAGGGGGATTTGATGAAAATACCAAAAGCAAAACTATTACCGTCCGGCAATTGGAATGTCAGCGTCATGGTAGACGGAAAACGCGTGTCCGTCACAGCTCCTACCAAACGGCAAGCGGAGAATGAAGCCGCCGCGTTGAAGTCCGGCGCGAAGTCTGCCGCGCGTGCGTCTGAGCGCACAGTCGGAGACGCTATCGACCGATACATCGACAGCAAGGACGCGATACTCTCCCCCTCCACCGTCAACGGATACAGAAAACTCCGCAAGGTGGTTTTCCCGGAGCTGATGAGCGTTAAGTGCTCCGCGTTGACGCAGGATCGCGTGCAGCGTGCCGTGAATAAGATGGCACGTGAAAAGTCCCCTAAGTACGTCCGCAACGCTTACGGCTTATTTACGGCGGCAATGGCAGAGGAATGCCCGGATAAAGTGTTCCGTGTATCTTTGCCGCAAAAGGAAGCGCCTAAAATCAAAATACCTACCATGGAAGAAATCAGAACCTTACACGAAGACTGCAAAAGCACAACGTTTGAATTGCCTTTTCTTCTGGCTGTCTGGCTCGGCCTCCGTACATCGGAGATCAGAGGGCTGACATGGGATTGCATTGATGGCGATATATTAACGATCAAGCAAGCAATGGTAGACGGCGAGAACGGCCCGCAGCTCAAGCAGCCAAAGACTTACAGCGGCAACAGAAAACTAAAAGTGCCGCCGTATATTATGGGGCTGCTTGACGCAACGCCACGCACAGATGAATACATTGTGCACGCAACACGGAACGTGCTATATAAGCATCTGCAACGCGCGTGTGCCCGTTGCGGAGTTCAGCCGTTCCGCTTCCACGACCTCCGCCATGTAAATGCGTCGGTCATGCTTAGGCTCAATGTTCCCGATAAATACGCAATGGAGCGCATGGGGCACTCTACAAACAATATGCTTAAAAACGTATATCAGCACACCATGGATGATAAAGCCGTAGCAGTGGCAAATGCCGTTGACGGCTTTTTTGAATCCGAATTTCATCTGTAATTTCATCTGCAATTCATCTGCAAAAACGCTGTTTTAAGCGCACTTAACTTGCAAATATCGCAAGTAATGCGTAAACAAGTAAGCCAGAAAACCCTTGCAAATACAAGAAAAACCCCGCAGCCGTTGAAACTGCGAGGTTTTTTCATTGGTGGAGGCGGCGGGAGTCGAACCCGC